ATATACAAGAGATGAAAGTTAAAAAAAGAGATGGTTCCTTAGAGGAAATGAGATATGATAAGATCACAAGGAGAATTTCCTCTTTGTGTTCTGATTTAAATTTAGATTATGTTGATCCAACGTACATCACCCTAAAAGTTACACAGGGAATATACGATGGAATATCATCAACCGAGTTAGATACGTTAGCTGCTGAGACTGCAGCGTCAATGACAACTACCCACCCTGACTATGCAAAATTGGCGGGACGTTTAGCGGTTACTAATCTACATAAAACAACACCAAAGAAGTTTTCACAATCAATTAAGGAGTTATATTCTTTTATTGAACCTCGAACAGGTACTGAATCTTCTTTAATTTCTGACGAATTATTTGATTTCGTTAAAAAGAATAGAGCGGTTATTGACGGTGCAATTGTACAGGAAAGAGATTTTGATTTTGATTTCTTTGGATTTAAGACTTTAGAAAGGTCTTATTTACTTAAAATCGGTGAACGTATCGTTGAGAGACCTCAATATTTGTATATGAGAGTTGCAATGGGTATTTGTGATGGTGATATTGAAATGGGTCTAAGAATTTACGATGACTTGTCACAACACTTCTACACTCACGCAACACCAACGTTGTTCAATGCGGGTACCCGTAGACCACAAATGTCCTCATGTTTCTTAATTGGAAATAAAGGTGATGATATTAATGGTTTATTTGATACTATCCAAGACGTTGCAAATATATCTAAGTGGGCTGGTGGTATTGGACTACATGTTCATGATGTAAGAGCAAAGGGTTCTTATATTAAAGGAACTGGTGGTGAATCTGACGGTTTACTTCCTATGATGAAAACGTATAACGAAGTTGCACGATGGATTAATCAAGGTGGTAAAAGAAAAGGTTCTTTTGCTGTGTACCTTGAACCATGGCATGCCGATGTCTTTGAATTCATTGACCTAAGAAAAAATCATGGTAAAGAAGAAATGAGAGCAAGGGATTTATTTCTTGCAATGTGGACACCTGATTTATTTATGCAAAGAGTACAAGAGGATGGTGATTGGACACTATTTTCACCTGATGAAGCACCTGGTCTTTCTGATGTTTATGACTCACCTGATAATAAAAACTTTACAGAATTGTACGAAAAGTATGAAAGTGAAGGTAAAGGTCGTAGAGTCTTGAAAGCAAGAAAACTAATGGATGCTATCTTAACCGCACAGATTGAGACAGGTACTCCATACATGTTATATAAAGATTCGGCAAATTACAAATCAAATCAACAAAATTTAGGGACTATTAAGTCTTCTAACCTTTGTACTGAGATTATTGAATACTCATCACCTGAAGAACAGGCGGTGTGTAACTTAGCATCTATAGCATTACCTAAGTATGTTATTGATGGGGAGTTCAGTCATAAGTTATTATATGAATATGTTTACCAAGTAGTTAAAAACTTAAATAATGTAATCAATTTAAATTTCTACCCAACAAAGGAAACTGAAAAATCTAATATGCGTCACAGACCTGTGGGTCTTGGTGTTCAAGGTTTGGCGGATGTGTTTTGTATGTTAAAAATACCTTTTGAATCTGAAGAGGGAGACACACTACAGACTGACATCTTTGAAACTTTATATTTTGCGGCAATGACATCTTCTAAAGATCTTGCTGAAGTTCATGGACCATATGAATCAATAAGTGAATCACCAATTGAGAAAGGTATTTTCCAATACCAAATGTGGGGATTAAAAGACGAAGATCTATCTGGTAGATGGGACTGGTCATCACTTAGAAAACAAGTGATTAAATTTGGTGTGAGGAATTCCTTATTAGTTGCACCAATGCCAACCGCGTCTACCGCACAGATCCTTAACAATAATGAAGCATTTGAACCGTTTACTACGAATTTATACTCGAGAAGAACATTAGGTGGTGAATTTATTGTTATAAACAAACATTTAGTTAATGAACTAATGTCGGTTGGTTTGTGGGGAGATGAGATTAAAGATAAATTAATTATGGAAAATGGGTCAGTACAAAACATACCTGAAATTCCAACAGAAATTAAAGAAGTCTTTAAAACCGTATGGGAAATGTCACAAAAGAGACTTCTTAATATGGCGGCTAATAGATCGGTATTTATTGACCAGTCACAATCACTCAACCTTTTCATTAGTAACGCAACCAAAGCAAAACTATTGGCGGCACACCTACATGGGTGGAAGTTAGGTTTAAAAACAGGTATGTATTACTTAAGAACAAGGTCGGCAGTTGACCCACTTAAAGGTTTAGGTGTAAACACATCTAAGAAGAAAACACCTGAGGTGGACGTGGAACCACAAAAAGAACTAATTGAAAACAACCCTATACCGACTTCTAATTCACTTTTAAGTGAAAATAAAGAGTTAAAAATGGTAACTAATCAGGACATTAGACCCGATGATTCACCATTTGATTGTGAAGGATGTGGTTCTTAGAATCATATTTTATTTATTTTTTTAAAAACCTCCTTAAATGGGGGTTTTTTATTTAACACCATTTTAGTAATGTTTATATTTATTAGTATGGCATTAACCTATGGAATTGACTTTCCTTTTAGAGAAAGTACAACAGGAGATTATTTAAAGTTAACCACTTCACCTGAAAAGGAGGTAAGGGCTAACCTTATACATCTCATTTTGACAAAGAAAGGAAGTAGATACTACTTACCAGAATTCGGTACGAGAATATATGAATATATATTTGATCAGAACGACATTGTGACTTTTAATTTAATTGAGGAGGAAATTCGTGAGGGGTGTAAGACATATCTACCAAACTTAGATATCAATTCAATAAAGGTTCAATCTGCTGAAGACGATACTGATCCTGTAACTACTGTTGACGAAGAAACAGACGAAAGGTTATTTAGGTTAGGGGACTCATCAACGAAACCATACACAGCGAAAGTTAAAATAGACTACACGGTTAATAATGGTGCGTTTAGTTCATCAGATTTTGTTATAATTAATTTATAAAATGGCGAAGAAAATATCATATTCAACAAGAGATTTTGCAGGGTTAAGAGAAGAACTTGTTAATCTAAGTAAAGAGTACTACCCTGAGTTAGTTCAGAACACAAACGACGCATCGATATTTTCGGTGTTATTGGATTTGAACGCGGCTATCGGGGATAACCTTCATTATCATATTGATAGAGTATGGCAAGAAACTATGTTGGATTTCGCACAACAAAGGAAATCTTTGTTTCACATTGCAAAAACATATGGTATGAGAATACCAGGTAATCGACCATCAGTGTCATTATGTGACTTATCAATCAATGTACCTGTAAGAGGTGACAAAGAGGATGAGAGATACTTAGGTATTGTAAGATCAGGAGCTCAAGTTTCGGGTGGAGGTCAAACATTTGAAACTATTGAAGATATTGACTTTGCAAACCCATTTAATAATAAAGGTGAACCAAACAGATTAAAGATACCTAATTTTGATAGTAATAATAAATTAATATCATATACCATAACCAAACGTGAAGCGGTGGTAAATGGAGTATCAAGAGTGTATAGAAGAGTAATTACAACACAAGATCAAAAACCATTTTTAAAACTATACTTACCTGAACAAAATATTTTAGGTGTGGTATCAGTAATACATAAAGAAGGTACAAACTTTACATCTAATCCATCATCTTCAGAATTTTCAAACTCATCAAATAAGTGGTATGAGGTGAAATCTTTAATGGAAGATAAAGTTTTCATACCAAACCCAACATCGGCATCTGACAAAAAGAATTTCATTGCTGGTGATAATAAAAGGGTTACAAATAAATTCATTAGTGAATATACACCAGAAGGTTACATGTCAGTGACTTTTGGTTCAGGAACAGTAGATCCGTTAGATAACTTAGATTCGTTCAACGACGGGTCTCTAAAGGTTGGTCTTGGGTCTTATTTAAATAACTTATCGTTAGGTGCAACACCAAGAGCAAACAGTACGGTTTTCATAAAATACAGAATTGGAGGTGGTAAAGACACGAATTTAGGTGTCAACGTCATTACAAGTGTAGATAATGTGGAATTTAATGTAAGCGGTCCGTTGACCAATGTAAATAATCAAGTAGTACAATCATTGAGGGTTACTAATGTAACTCCCGCTGTTGGTGGAGCTGATCAACCAACAATTGAAGAAATTAGAAATATGGTTGGATATAACTTTTCAGCACAAAATAGAGCGGTTACACTTAACGATTATAAGTCATTAATAGAAACAATGCCATCAACATACGGAGCACCTGCAAAGGTTAATGTGATGGAGGAAGATAACAAAATCAGAATTAAATTACTTTCATATAATAGTGATGGTAGTTTAACTGACACAGTCTCAACAACATTAAAGAATAATATCTTAAATTATTTATCTAACTATAGAATGATAAATGATTATTTGGATATTGTTAGTGGTGAAGTAATAGATTTAGGTTTAGAAATTGATTTAGTTATTGATAAAAACACAACACAAACTGATGTTTTAAAAGACGTAATAGAATCGGCAACAAACTACTTCACAATTGAAGGTAGAAAGATGGGTGATCCATTATTTGTTGGTGAGTTAAAGAAGACCGTTGGGGATGTTGTGGGTGTTGTTAATGTTGTTGACCTTAGAGTTTTTGGTAAAACAGAAGGTGAATATTCAATGGCAGAAGTATCTCAGGGGTATGTTAGTGAAGCAACTAAGGAGATACAACAATCCGATTCTACTATCTACATGAAAAATAACCAAATTTTTCAAATTAGGTTCCCTAAGAAAGATATTAAAGTTAGAATAAAAACTCTCTCTTCCACTACATTTTAATTAACTTTTTGTGTATTATTATTATAATGGGAAAATAGGTTGTAATCTATTTATATTATATGATACAAAAACACAGAATACGAACTGAGATAGGACAAGATCAAAAATTGACTGTTGAATTAAAACAGGACTATGATCTTTTAGAAATCCTTTCTCTTAAATTTACACAACAAGACGTTTATGCTTCGCTTTGTGCGGACTATGGTGTTGTTGCGGGACGTATTTCTGTAAATGATGGTTATGGTGTTGCTAATGCGAGGGTGTCAATTTTTATACCGCTAAGTGATGAAGATAGTGATGACCCAATTATAAGTGCATTGTACCCATACACTTCAACATCCGAAACAAATGACGACGGATATAGGTATAATCTACTACCATCAAGAAAACAACACACAGGACATACACCTACGGGTACTTTCCCCGACCAAGAAGATATCTTGGGTAGAGAAGAGGTTTTAGAGGTTTATGAAAAATATTATAAGTATACTGTAAAGACTAACGATTCGGGTGATTTCATGATATGGGGTGTACCTGTCGGACCACAAATAATACATGTGGATGTTGATATGTCAGATATGGGATGTCAGTCACTTGTACCTTATGATTTCATATATGAAGGTGTGTCCGAACAAAAGTTTGAAAATGGGTACACGTTTATGAAGTCTAATAATATTTCAGGGTTACCTCAGATTACAACATTTGAAAAAAGTATTGAAATTTATCCTTTTTGGGGTAATGAAGATTTATGTGAGATTGGTATTACAAGGACTGACTTTGATTTAAAAGAACAAGGAATCCGTATTGAACCATATTCCATTATGATGGGTGGATCTTTCACTGATAGTGGTAAAGAATCAGTAAGAGTTAGATGTAACGTAGACAATCAAATGGGTGAAAAATGTGCATTAACAACTGGTAAAGGTGATGTTGAGGCAATACGATTTGATGGTGAATATGAATTAAATGGAGATGGATCTATAAACTATCGAAGACCTAAACTTGAAGCGGTTGGGTTAGATACTGAGATTGATGACGACGGTAATTACTTTTTCAGAGTCCCAATGAACATGAGATACGTCATAACTAACGAATTTGGTGAAACGGTAACAACAAAAGATAGAAATAAAGGTATTGCAACAAGAGGAACTTATAGATTTAGATTTTCTCTTCAGAATGATAATGGAGCAAAGAAACAATACCGTGGTAAATATTTAGTACCTCAGATCAAAGAGTATCAATCAGGTTCTAACCCCGATCCTAAATCATATGCATTTTCAACAGACATTGACGACTACCACAATGATGCAATTGATGATATAAGTGGTGAAGGTAATGATGAAAGATATGCGAATGACTACTTCTATTCATTTAGATATAATAGAGTATACACACCCTCTTCATTTATTAATCAATATAATAACAAAGGGTGGTGGGAAAAGAATTTTAATTTTTTAGTAAAGGATAAAAATGAGTCATTTATTGGTATTAAAGAAATACAACCATCAATTGAAGAAGATTGTCCAAATAATAACCAATACTTCCCAATTAATGATGCTGTAAGTAATTTTAAATTTAAATTTTTAATAATAATAATTCTTAATTGGTTTGAAAAAACTTACTTACTAATAACACAATTCGTTATTGATAGTGTGATTGAGGTTATTTTTGATATTTCAGACGCTATTAATGTACGTTTATTAAGGAAGGCATCTAAAAAAGTTGCAAACTTCGCACGAAATATCCAAAAATCCACCATACGTTCTCTTGGGCTTGTTAATTATCCTGACTGTTATGAATGTAACAATACCGATGGTGAAATTAATAATGCCACTGGTGGGGGTAGTACACAAGATTATGTTGTTGTTGCATCTGGTGATGAAGAAGATTATGCAACACTTTCAGGAGCAACCATTATCCAAACCAACGTTACAGGTACTCACGGTTTCGATGTTAACCAAACTCTTGGTGAACCAGATGAAAGTCTTTATATTTCATTTAGTGGAGGTAACCAACAAGAAAAAAACTATATAATAAGATTTATCACTGTTCCAGAGATTACGGGTGTTGATTCAGACGGCAATCCTATAGTTATATCACCTGCGGAGTACGCATACTATTTTGTGGGGTTTGGGTCTGACTATGCTGAAGATGTAGACTTCACATCACCTAACCTTGGTGGGATTATGAGTGATTTATATG